GAGTGGTTCCGCCTCCGTGCCGATGAGAACCATGGTCTGGACGCGACCGAGCTGCGCAGCAACATCGCCAGCGCCCAGGCCCGTGTCGTGGATGCGTCGTGGGAAGAGTTTGAAGCCGAGGCGCACCGGATCAAGGCCCGCGCCCTGGACTCGCTGACGCAGGCTCTGGCGGCTCGCGAGAAGTATGACGCCGAGCAGGCCGAGCTTGCCCGCCTGCGTGCCGTGGAAGCTGCCCGCGAGCAGAAGGAGCGCGAGGAACGCATTGCCCGCGAAGCCGCCGAGCAAGCACAGCGCGAAGCAGACGCCCGCGCCCAGGCCGAACGGGAAGCCGTGATCCGGCGCGAGCAAGAAGCTAAAGCCGCAGCCGACCGCCGTGAACTTGAACTGAAGCTGCAAGCCGAGCAAGCAGAGAAAGCCGCCGCCCAGGCCGAGGCCGACAAGATTGCCGCAGAGCAGCGCGCCGAGCAAGACCGTCTCGCCGCCATTGAACGCGAAAAGCAAGCCGTCGAAGCCGCGCGCCAGGCCGAAATCAAGCGCCAGGCCGACGCCAAGGCAGCTGAAGAAGCCGAGACCGCCCGCCGCGAAAAAGACAAAGCCCACAAGAGCAAGGTCAACCGCGCCGCGCTGGCTGCATTCGTGGCGGCTGGACTTTCCGAAGAATGCGCCAAGTTGGCCGTCACCCTGATCGCCAAGGGGGAAATCCCCGCAATCAAAATCACCTATTGAGGCTGCCATGAACGAAGTAATCGAAGCTCCGGGCCGCGAAGTGACCGCGCCCATGGCTGGACCCGCGGCTAATTCCCCTATGGGCATGATGCTGGCCGCGCTCAACCAGGGCGCCAAGCTTGACCAGATCGAAAAGATGATGGACCTGCAAGACCGCTGGCAGAAGGGCGAGGCCAAGAAGGCCTATGACACCGCTTTTGCCGCCTTCAAGGCCGAGGCGGTCAAGATCATTAAGGGAAGGGACGTGACGGACGGGCCGCTCAAGGGCAAGTCTTATGCCGAGCTTCACGACGTAGTCAACGCCGTCACGCCAGCGCTCTCCAAGCACGGCCTGTCGTCATCTTGGAAGCTAACGCGCGACGAGAAGGACTGGATGGAGGTCACCTGCTACCTGCGTCACGTCGGCGGTCACGAGGAAAGCGTGTCCATGGGCGGGCCTCCTGATGCCGGTGGCGCAAAGAACGCCATCCAGGCCCGAGCGAGCACCAAGACGTATTTGGAACGCTACACCCTCAAGGCGATCACCGGCCTTTCTGAGCAGAGCGATGACACCGACGGGGTCGGGGCGTACCGAAACGCCCTGCTGGATGAGTGGGCTGACAAGCTCAAAACCGCTGACACCGAATCGGTGCTGCGTGCGCTAAGCCGAGAGGGGCAGAAGATATTCAGCTCGAAGCGCGATCAGGCCGGCTTCCGAGATTTCTCATCCCTCGTGCAGGCGCGTGCCGCCGAAATTCAAGGAGCCAAGAATGCGTGATATCAAGTTTCGCTGCTCAAGCATTGGCAAACTGATGGCCAATCCAACCGCCGCCGCTATCAAGGCCGGCGAAATCCTGTCGGTCGGCGCCAAGACCTACATTCGCGAGCTTGCTCAGCAAGAGATTCTAGGCATCGACTTTGAATTCTCCAGCAAAGAGATTCAAAAGGGACTTGAGGTCGAAGATAAGTCCATCGCCCTGCTGAACCGCGTTCGCGGCCTGTCACTGGTGAAAAACGCCGAGCGCCGCACGAATGAATGGGTCACCGGCGAGTGCGATCTGTACGACGCCATGCGCAAGCGGGGGCATGATCTGAAGTCGTCCTGGTCTGCCAAGACTTTCCCGGCCTGGGTTATCGATTGCCAGGATAGCCTCTACGAGTGGCAGATGCGCGGCTACATGTGGCTTTGGGAGGCCGAGGAGTGGGAAGTGAACTACGCACTGGTAGACACCCCAGAACGTCTGATTGGCTTCGAGCCGTTGCAGATGCACATCGTGTCGCATATCCCCGAACACCACCGCCTCACGTCCTGGACCATCACCCGCGACGTCGAAAAGGAGCGCGACATGATCACCAAGATCAAGGCGGCGCGCGAGTACTTCGCCCAGGTCATCGAAGAGTTCGATCAGGTTCACCCCCTGCTTTTCAAGGAAGCCGCGTAATGGCCAGCGTTAACAAAGTCATTCTGGTGGGCAATCTCGGCCGAGACCCAGAAGTCCGCTACAGC